CACCATGGCCTTAAATAGAATCTTGTGAGCTGGCCTGTAAAAGTCATTTGGTTTCAGATACTCAGCCACCTCAATCATTTTTTCAGGTTTGATAAAAATTGAACCAAGAACCGACTGCTCAGCCTGGATATCGTGAGGCAATACTTTTAATTCATCCATAGCTTTCCTCAGTCAACAAAGACTTCTTTCTTTGTTTCAGGGTCAATGTCAACACGTCTTCCAGTCTTGTAGTCAATGAAGCCTCGTTGTGGGATATATTGAGCAATGACAGTCCCAGCTGTCTGTTTGTTCTTGAGAGCTTTTCTGAGCTTGATATTTGAGATAAGAGACTCAATCAGGGTTACTGAAATAAGTGTGCCTACTGCGATAATTTGTAAATTGTTCATGATATAGTTCCTTTTGTTCTTTCTTAGATAACAGTTCTTTGCCAATTCTTGTGATACCATTCAATGACTTCATCACGAGGGTATTTCTCACGAGCATTTGGAATCCTCGGAAAATCCTTATGACAGTTAAAGCGTTCATCAAATGTCCCAGTATCTTTAGTACCTAAGAGCATTAAAGCGCATTGAGACTTGTTGAGTTCTAAAGGAAATCTATACTTTTCGTCTGTCACAACGTGCATTACTTTCATCGTTCTGTCCATTAGACCAGCTTCGAACTGGTCAAGCATTTGAATCATTAGATCATTCATTATGCGTACCTCCATTTATATCCGTGAGTCTGTTTTTGGTGCCCCATTGCTGTTGCTGTTATTCTTTGTGACGAGATACCTGTTTTCATTGATGCAGATTTTATTGAGTCAAACGTGTTTATGAATTCCCCTTCAAGTGTAAATTGTTCTACAGGTTTACAACGACCTAAAGATGATTTCGTTGTTCTATTCCCATGATTAGCATTTTCCTTATCTGTCGCCCATTCTAAATTATCTACTCTATTATTAAGTTTATTTTCATCAATATGATTTATCGTTCGCTTATTGATTGGATTTGGTATAAATGCTTCAGCTACTAGTCTATGAACTCTTATCGACTTCCTTAATCCATTGACTGAAAGTGTCACTATTGCATAGCCTGAAGATAAGCTCTGTTTTAAGATGCGTCCTTTTGTTTTTCTTGTTCTCTGTTTTGCATTGACTGTTCTACCAATAGACCGAACACGACCAAGATTGGAAACTTGATAATATCCTTTAACAATTGGTATATCTTTCCAAACTTCGTTCATTGTGATATAATCCTCTTGTATCTTTATATATGAGCCTGATTGCCGTCAGGCTTTTTTGCGTTTTACAGTTCATAAGCGTTCATCTCCAAAATTTTCATTTTGGTATTTGTGCTTGGTTCCCATGTCATCCAGTAAGATAATGCTGCTTCAGCAAATTTCTTTGGCAACATGTCATAGCGATTGATATTGAAATGGTCTTTAAAATCAACCTCAGCTTGTCTAAAGACCGACTGTGCGAAGACTTTATCAGCATAGGCTGGACTGTCCATTCCACCTAGACAAGAGACAACACGAGCTTTTCTCTTCTTCAGTAAGGCTTGAGCAAAGCTAGGATGAATTGGTTGCTCATTTTTCAGATAATCAACATCTTGAGCCAATGCCAACTGGTGCTCTTTCAGTTTCTTCTGTCCAGTAAATAGAGCGATGAAAGCCTCATCTGATAGATTTTCAGGCACATAAGCTCCCTGTTGCCGAATCTGTGGCAATACCTCGCTAGTGACCCAACGTTTGAATTCTTTGACCTGTGGCAATTTACTGGATAAGATAAGTGAGTAAAGACCAGATTCATTGATGATAATAGTTTCTTGCATGCGACCTAAATTGTCTGTGATGCCCTGTTTTAGGGCGTCATCCTCATCAACATGGAGTGCAATCGCATTTCGTGATTTTGAATAGCCTAAAATATCAGCCACGTCTTTCCCAACAAACCAAGGCTCGTTGTTAATGGTTACAGTACGGACTTCCTGCCCGTGAAAAACAAAAATTTCGTTCATTCTTAATCCTCCAACCTCGTCCAGCTCTCATCTATGTGTAATACATCAGATACCTTATTTTTGAGTTTGTCGCTCCCTTTGCCATATTTCAGCAATTCTGAGATAGTTGCCTTAGCAACACCACAAGAACGAGCTAGATGTGTTTGTGTCATCTGTTCTTCATTCAGCTTATCTTTCACTAGCTGAATCCATTTTTTCTGTTGTTGACTCATATTTTTCCTTTCTAGTTTGGTATAATTGACTTGAAATCTTTTATGAAAGGAGGTCAAGCCATGAATTTGAATCAAATTCGTATCATAGAGGCATGCCATAAATTTCTAATTGGCATCACAAATTTCGAAGAAGAGTTACAAGATGACGTTCTCGTCTATCGTTACAAAGGTAACCTTGTCAGCTTTGAAACCTATCAAGAATATGAACAACGGTCATTTGTAGACTATAATCTAAAATATGGCTATCTTGATGACACTAGAACTTACCTAGATGACAGAGCTGATTTGATAGCAGCTTTCCCTAGCGAAGAGCACTTGAGAGCCTTGCAAAGAGTTAACGATGCTGAACAAGCTCGTGTGCAAATCTTTAAGCTACTATCTCAGGTCAATCTTGACTCTCTCTCCGAAAAAAATTCCAACATCAAAAAAGATAATTTTGGATATGATTTCTTCAATTTTGCAACTAAAGAAGAATACCCTGTTTATCTTTTTTCAGATGATGAATCATTTGAGCTAGTTGCTATCAGTTGATACAACTTCGCCTTCAAAATCAAATGACTTCAGTTCGTGAGCTAGTTCTTCTAGCTCGCGGGCTTTTTTATTGAACTCTTTACTAAGTTCAATAAATTTATCCATGTTAGTAACTTTAACTGTCACTGTCATTGAACCGATTCCCATTCATCTACCCTCCTTTTTAAATTATTAACTAAAAAGTTAGCTAATCTCTTGACTTTTTTTAAATCTAGTTTTAGAATAAGAGCATAGAGAAAAGACCTACTAAAAGTAAGGTTTGACCTAAAGAAAGCAGACGCCAATCAGTTTTATTAGGCTTTATTTTTTAGTTGTCTTGTTCGCTAACTCTTTAGCTTACGAATATTATTTTAAACCTAGTTTTAATTTTTGTCAAGAATTTTATATCTAGTTTTAAAATATTTTTTTCGTATGCCTTAGAAAGGATACGATATGTCTGTTTTAATTGATAGGATACGTGAACTCAGTAATAAAAAGGGAATGTCTCTTAATGACTTAGAAGATACACTTGGCTACAGTCGTAATTCTCTGTATAGCTTGAATGAAAATTCTAAGATGGGTAAACCAAAGGAAATTGCACAGTATTTTAATGTCTCACTAGATTACCTACTAGGTCTAACAGATAATCCACGAATTGCCAGCGATGAGACAGCTATCATTGACGGTCAAGTTGTGGATCTGAGAGAAGCAGCTGCCCATACCATGCTGTTTGATGGTAAGCCACTTGATGAAGATGATATAGATTTTATTACAGCAGTCCTGTCTGCACACTTCAAAAATAAACAAAAGGATTGATTGCCTATGAAACTAGACCAACTCTGTAAAGAGTTTGGAGTGGAATTGTGCCTGTTCGATGCCAGCGACTGGCATAGTTCGGGATTTTACAATCCAATAACCAAGGTCTTAGGGGTTGATGTGAATCTGTCTGAGCAAGAACAAAAACAAGTCGCCCTACATGAGTTACAGCATAAAAATCACTTTCCATATCAGTATCAGCTTTTTAGAGAGAGATGTGAACTCGACGCAAATAGGAATATGATCCACCATCTTTTGAAGGAAGAATTGGAAATCGCTGAGGACCACACTCAATTCAATTACCTGGTCTTTATGGAAAAGTACAAATTAAAGACCATAGCTGATGAGGCTATGATCAAGGAAGAGTATTTGAATTTAGTTGGATAAAATACGTGCTCCCCTGAATCACGAATAAAAGCAGGGTGGGAAGATAGTTGTTATGGCATTATTTGGTGGCAAAGACAAAGAACCTGAAGTAGAAATTTTTACAGCTGAGCCAAACGAGCGAGTTTTTGAGTTTAAGAAATCAAAGACGATAGTAAGAATAGATGACTACTTTATCAGAATTGCAAGAAAAAGCAACATGTCAAATATGCTTCTACATGGACTTGATGGCGAAAAATCAATTTTGTTATCAGCAATAACTGCATATCAATTAAAAGAGCCAGGGGCAACGGTTGGATATTTACAATTGGTATATCCTGGATCAGCAGATACTAAAGGTGGTGTCTTTGATGCTGTTAAGGATGAGAATACAGTCACTTTTGTCAAAGAAGATAAACAAGCCATCTTAGAATTGAAGATAGCAATAGAAACCGCATTAAAAAATAAGGTTCAGAAATAAATAAAAAGCCCTACGCTCAACTTTGGACGGTCCGAGCGTAAGGCGAATCGTATAAGAAAAGTTGCCAATCTGGCAAGTCTTTTCTTGTACTCATTTTATCAGAAATGAGGTAAAAAAACAAATGGCATCATATCGAAAAAGAGAGAACGGGCTGTGGGAATACCGCATTTCCTACAAAACCATAGATGGAAAATATAAACGGAAAGAGAAAGGTGGTTTTAAGACCAAGAAGCTTGCTCAGGCGGCAGCAATCGAAATTGAAAAGAAATTGACCCAAAACATCTTGACAAATGACGAAGTAACTCTATATGACTTTGTCAAGACCTGGTCAGAAGTCTATAAGCGTCCGTATGTAAAAGATAAGACTTGGGAAACCTATTCAAAAAACTTTAAGCACATCAAGAACTATTTCCAAGAGTTGAAGGTCAAAGATATTACACCGCTTTACTACCAAAAAAAGTTGAATGAGTTTGGCGAGAAATATGCCCAAGAAACTCTTGAGAAATTTCACTATCAAATAAAAGGGGCTATGAAAGTTGCTGTAAGGGAACAGGTTGTTACCTTTAATTTTGCAGAAGGTGCAAAAGTGAAATCTCAGGTAGAGCCCAAAAATGAAGAGGAAGATTTTTTAGAGGAGCGCGAATATAAGGCTCTCTTGGCCCTTACAAGAGAGAACATCCAATATGTATCCTATTTCACTCTTTACCTTCTT